ACAAGCACGATGATGAGTGTTACGCTGAGTGTCTTTTTGAGTCATGTCCATTAAGAAAAGAAGGGGAGATTCTTGTTAAATTGAAAAAGAAGAATAAAAATGGTCAGATTTATAGGAAGAACAACATAAAAACCATCGTAGTAGAAGAAATGTTTGAATGTCCTTTTATGGCAGAAAATATATATAATTACAGCGATTATACGCGCGTAACTGACGAAACTTGCTTACTCCAACCGGATGAACGCGATGCCGAATGTTATAAAGACTGTCTTTTTAAAACATGCCCATTAAGAAAAGAAGGGGAGATTCTTGTTAAATGGGGGAAGGAGAATAATACCGGCAGTTCTGGATTTATTGCAAGTTCATCTTGTGCATAGAATAGATAGGAAATAACATGAAAGATACACAATTAGAAGCTTCAATACGTAAAGTTATTAGAGAAGAGCTTGAACGAATAATACAACGGGAAAGCCAAGAAGAAGGCTATTTAACAGGTATTACAGATAAAACTGAGGATAATCATGCAAATACCCAATCAGATAGCGAAAAGGCTAAATTTAGCAATCAATTCTCTCATTTTCAAAGCGATGCTCCCGTGTGCCCAAATTGTGGTTGTATAACTGTGCGCAATGGCAATTGTTATTTATGTCATAATTGCGGCAGTTCCTTGGGTTGTTCATAAAAACGAAAAATAATAGGGTTTATATGATTTCTGAGAGGCAATTGGAAGCCTACAAATTGGTTTATATCGAGCGACTTAGCAAGCGAGAGGCTGCTCAGCGAATGGGGTGTTCACGGCAGGGGATAGATAATTTGCTTTTTTGCTTAAAAAAGAATTATCCGTCTGCTTTTCCCAAAAAAGGTAAAAAAAGTGCAACTAAAAAGAAAATGTTAAGTTATTTATCTACAATGGATTATGATATTAAAATAAAATTTTAAGTTGCACTCATAACAGTCTTACAGAGAGACAATGTTTTTTGTTTGTGAGACTGTAAATGGGTCTATTAAATACATTTGCTAAGTGGATAGTTTCTAAAAGCGGGGAATCGGTTGCTGCTGCTGGCATTATACGGCCTTGGCAAGACCAAAAAGTTTATCGACCAATAATTAACCATAAAGCACTTATTGAACGTTATAGCAGCTGGGCCTATTCATGTATTGACCGCAATTCTGGTACATTAGCAAGAATTCCATTACGGTTATATGTTGCCAAACCAAATAAAGGGGGGAAAGCAAATTTTCCTACAAGAAGTATTGATAATAAAGTCAGGGATTTTTTGCATTCTAAAGGCGGAGCGGCCCAAAAACTAACTTCAGCGGGTGAAGTTGAAGAGGTTTTAGAGCATCCGATTTTAGATGTATTAAAAAAAGTCAATGATTTTATGAATAGTTTTGAGCTTAAGTATCTCACGACAGCTTCTTTAGAGGCCACAGGCAATTCATACTGGTACAAAGTTCGTAACAATATAGGGATGATTACAGAAATATGGCCGTTATATCCACAATTCATGAAAATAGTTGCTGAAAAAAACAATCTTATTAAGCATTTTGAATATGGAAATAACCAATCTAATATGCAAAAAATTAAACCAAAAGACATCATCCATTTTAAATACCCATCTCTAAAGTCCAGTTTATACGGTATGGGGCCACTTGAAGCGGGAGTGGTGGCTATTGATTTATCAAACGCCATGAATACGCATGAAGTAGCATTGCATATAAATGGCGGTGTTCCTGAGATGAAACTAACATATCCGCCAGAAGTAATAGTTGACCCAAAGCAAAAGAAACGGATTGAATTAGATTATTACAAGAAATATAGAGGCGATTCTAAACAGGGCCGATTGACAATTTTAACAGGTGGTGCTGATTTACAGCCGGTATCGTTATCGCCTAAAGAAATGGCCTTTTTGCAGGGCAGAAAATGGTCATTGCAGGAAATAGCCGGTGTGTTCGGCGTGCCTATGAGTAAATTAATGGTTCAGGAAATCAGCAGGGCAAATGCGAGAGATGCCAATCGAGAATATATGGCCCAAACTATTAGCCCTAAATGTATTTTGATTGAAGAAAAATTGAATGAACAATTCGTGTCAGAGTTTGATTCTAATTTGTTTTTGGCTTTTGATAATCCGGTTCCTGAAGATATAGAGTTCAGGCTTAAAGAACGAACGGAAAATATTAAAGTAAACTACACCTCAATTAACGAGGAGCGTATCAGGGATGGACTGGAGCCTATTGAATGGGGTAATGAGCCTGCAAAAGGAAACCCGCCACCGTCATCTTCACCTAAACTGGTTAAAAACAAAACCGAAAATGTTCCGCCAATGGAAACACCGGCGTTTAATTATGACCCCTCTGTATTTATTGAGCAATTATCTAAATATTTCCGTAAAATGGGCAATGAGATATTGGGCCAAATCAATGAAGATTCATTTAAGTCATTACTGCGATATGAATCGGCCGAAATTAAGTATTACTCTGCAAAGGCAATTCCTGATGATTTAGTAAGTGGCTGGTTTAATATGGACAAATGGGACAAAGAGCTTGCAGAGACAGTATTCCCGCATGTTCGGGCCACTATGATTATTGGTGGCGATGAAGCATTAAAAGATTTGGCAGCATCAACACAACAGCTTGATACAATGAATCCAAATGTTTTACAATCCTTACAACGACATAATGGAGCAATTAGAGGTATTAATCGAACACAACAAAAGATTGTGCGCAAAGCAATAACAGCAGGTATTGAAGCAGGCGAGGGAGTTAATGATATTCGTAAAAGGATTATGGATGTGTTTAAAAAATCAAGTAGTTATGGTGCCAAGCGAATAGCACGTACTGAGATGATATGGGCCTATAATGAGGGCAAAGTAAAGGGTTATATACAAAGCGGAGTAGTAAGAGCAAAACAATGGATTGTAGCTGCTGACGAAAGGATGTGTGAATTTTGCGGAACAATGACAGATAAAATAGTTGAGGTTGAAAAAGAGTTTTTCCCAATGGGCGCAATTATAGAGGGTAATCAAGGCGGCAAGTTATTAGCTGAGTATGAAGCGATAGAGCATCCTCCATTGCATCCAATGTGTAGATGTACATTAGTACCTATATTGGTTGGAGAATAAAATGATTAAAAAATATATGAATAAATTATTCGGGTTTGGGCCAAAACGGCATTTAGAGCAATTAAACAAAAAACCAATTGCAAAAAAAATAGAAAAAAAGAAGAAGAAAAAAAAGGAGCAATAAAATGACTCTCGATGAATATTTAGCAAAACATAAGCAAGAAAAAATGATTTGCAATAATGGTTTACAAGTCAAAGATATTGATTCTGAAGAACGCAGCGTAACAGCGGTAATTAGTACTGATGTGGTTGACAGGGATAATGAAGTTTTGGTTCCTAAAGGTGCTGATATAGAATCGTTTACTAAAAATCCTGTAATACCATGGAGCCATAATACACTTGAGCCGCCTATTGGTAAGGCTCTCTGGATTAAAAAAAACAGGAACAGGCTAACCGCAAAGGTAAAATTTGCTGCTACTCAAAAGGCTGAAGAAGTATGGCAGCTTTTTAAGCAGGGATTCTTAAAAGCGTTTAGTGTTGGTTTTATACCAAAAGAAGGCCATGAACCTACACCGGATGAAGTCAGAAAAAAGCCTGAATGGGCTAATGCTCGATTTATATTCGATAAGTGGGAGTTATTAGAGTTTTCGCCTGTAACAGTACCGGCTAATCCGGAAGCATTAGCAACAGCAGTTAAAAGTGCCGATATTACTTTAAGCGATGAATTAAAGGAAGAGTTAAAGATTGAAGATGAAGAAGTTTTTACAATGACATCTGATTCAGAAGAGAAACAAGAAACAGACGAAAAAGATGTAGTATTAAAGCCATATCCGAATGAGCATGCTTGTAGATTGAATAGTCCCGATAAATACGACAAATTCAGAAGAGCAGCCTGTGCTCAAAAACATGATAATAAATGTATCGATGTTATATATGGTATTAAAGCAGGAAAAAGCGAAATACAATCATTGCGTTTCAAAAAAGACATATGGACAGAATCTGACGCTCGAAATGTTTGCAAGGCTCGAAAAGGCAAGTTTGAAGCTGCGAAATCTATATTACCGGACGTAGAAATAAAACCAAATCAACCGGATATTAAAACACTTCCGAGCATAGATTATATATCAAAGGAAAATTACAGAATAATTAAAAGTAGTAAGAAATTCAAAGGTAAAATGTATTAGCTGTTGGAGCAATTAGTTAGCGACGGAAATATTAGGTAGAACCGGAAATATTAAGTCGCAAAGTTGACGGTGATTGCAGGCAGAATAAATAAAAATGAAAATTCAATTTTAGGAGAATTAACATGATTTTGACTTTAATTAAAGACTATAAGACAAGCAAAGTAGGCGATGAGATTGTTGTCGAAAATGACGATGACGCTCAAAAGTTAATCGATGCGGGTCTTGCATTCAAAAGTAAAAAGCAAGAAGAAGACGTTGATAAAGAGATTGCTGAAGAAGTAAAGCAGTTAAAAGCGGAACTCGAAACGCTTAAAAATTCTATTCATGTTCCTGCTGTTGCTAAAGATGAAGACGCCGAAAAACGGGGGCCTTATAATAACTTTGGCGAATTTTGCAAGGATTTGGTTCA